GCATGTCTAATATTGAGTCCTGTCCGCACATAAAAATCATAAACAAGACCAGGCACGCTAGAGTAAACTTTAGCTGGCATACCTGAAATGATGTGATATATAAGTGGGATTAGTTGATAGTACTTACCTCTTGTGGATATTAATCCTTTAAGCGGTAATGCACTAACTTCTACTCCTTTATGTATCCATCTTTTCGCAAATTCATATGTATCGTTAGACACATGTGTTTTATGCAAAGATATTCCAACACCTAAATCAGTCATGTTTTGAATGTACCGTTCGGCTACGGCTTTGTTTGCAATAACAATGTCATCTCCAAGTAACATATAATCGTTAAATGGAAGAGTTAACTCTTCCTGTTTAGCACTATATTGTACAACGAAATGATGTGTTAAAGCAAATATTGCCCATGAAGAATATGCTCCCATTGGTTGACCAGTTTTGTAAAATACAGAACTTTTCTCCCATGGAACATAAACTTCCTGTCCGATAAGTATCTCTTTCCATGCCTGAGCCACTGATGTGCTAGATAAGTTCCCGAATAAAGCTACTTGTAGCTCGATTGGAAATCTATCTGTTGCAGCGGTTAAATCTATACTATAGTAAGGTCCCTCTTTATTAATCATAAAAGGATCTTGATCGAAAGTTCTATCCTGAGGTATCTCTCTTAATTGAGAGAGTGCCCAGTCATGAACTCCTTTCAAGCTCACTTGTGACCAATAATCAAAGATACAAATTATTCTTGCTTTACCTTCAGGGTCATTTACAATTGATAGTTTCCGTAAGGAAGCTGCCAAGTGTGAATTTCCCGATTTGAAGATTTGGCTTAGAGTATTTCTATATCTAAGAGCAAGAGGTGCCCATTTGATAAGAGGTTTCATAATGTTTGGTATTTGATGGATTATTCGTCCATTAATGATCAAATCTTTAGGATTACCCCCTGTCAAAGTTGTCAACTGTTCACCTAAGTGTTTCAAGGCATAATCTGCCTGTAACACAGAAGTTTGAGTTGCATGACCTATAGGTCCTGATTTATTAGAATTGTAAAGATCACTTAACGTGAATGTTGATTGAAATGGTTTGAAATTATATAATTTAACAAATTCTGGGATAAAATCCCTCATTTGATGAGTTATAAATCCATTCCATTCATCAGTAATTGTAGAAAGATCTGGCGATTTGGTACCTGGTAAACATCTCGAGATATTAAGTAATGTTAAAACAAAACTTATACCTTGATTTGTTCCAAGTAGATCTGTTAAATAAGGAATTCCAGAAGGAAGACCCCGTTTAGTAAGACCAACCGACCCCTGA